GTAGGCTACGGGTTTCGCGCCACTGCGCGCTCGGTGACGCTGCTGCGCCGAATCCTAGGCGAAATTTACAAATCGTACCGCGTGTTACCTCCACGAGTCGTGGGTCTTAAACTGGAATCACCGTACTGGTATCATTTAGACATGGCGATGTTGACCGTACATCCAACGTTTGCGATAGTTCACGAATCAGCGTTTTCAAAATCGACCCTGGCCAAGATGCGAGATTTCATCAAGGTCGTTCCCATTCGCGTTGGAGACGTGGACCAGTTTTGCTTGAACGCAGTTCCCACGAAAACCAAGCTCTACGTGCACACGCTGGATCCCTCGCTTCGGCGCCTTTTGGGGGCCCTCACAGGCCTTACGATTGTGGAAAACGACGTCTCCGAGTTCGAGAAAGCTGGCGGGGGCGTCCGCTGCATGATTTTGGACGTTTAGAACGCGTACCTCCTTTGAAAAAGCTGAACCACGATTTGGGTTTCGGAGTTCCTGACGCGATGTTGTTTGTCGCTGAAAGGTGCGATAAGCTATTGACCGCGGCCTCGTTGTTATTGATCTTTGCAGTAAGTTGTTTCACTTCGTCATGGAGCTTTGCGTTCGAGGCAATTAAGTTGTCGACGGTTTGCGTTGTCGTGAGGGTGTTTTCCGTTGTTAAAGAGCGTACTTCTTTCAGTACCTGGATAATTTCTTCAAACGTTTCGGGATCCCGTTCATCAAGGGGGGTGGACATAAGTAATCAAGCGATATTTTATTCCGCATTGTGGCGTTTGAACATGCATCCTTGCGGCTTGAGCAGTCGGCTAGCAATCTTCGTGGGGTTCTGATGCTCACTGTTGGTCATCCAAATTTTCACGACACAAAACCCTTTCTTGGGGGATACCGACAGTCCCGTTACGGCTGCGGCCAAGGCCTTGTCGCCCACCGTTTCTCCTGCGAGGAGCATCCACAGTTCTTTCCACGTATCGGCTACGGACTTGTTAGGCACCTTGTAGGAAAAGCACCCTCCGTCGCGATTCTTAGGGTCTTCCCAGGTGGGATGGACGGTATCGCGCATAAAAAACAGCATGCAGCTAGCAATTAGTTTTTCAGGCATCGCATGTGTAAGAGCAATGAGTTCTTCTACATACGTAAGTTTCATCACCGAAGTGTAGCTGGCCATGGACCAGTCGTTGTCGTGCGGCAAATGCGCCCACAACTGCCACTGCGACGGCAGTGGGTGGAGCGCCATTACCCACTACCATAAGCGGCGTTTATATTTGTTTTACTAGATACTTGTCGCTCAGCAATGTAACGTCCGAGGTCACGGCGACAACGCGGACGGCATCGTCAATAAATGTCACCTGGATGTCGTCGGACGGGGTCACGTGTAAATAATTCTTGCAGAGCCACAAGTTGAACGTTTTTGTAAACAGCCTAGACCCCACCACCATAAAGTCCTGTGGGGGAACATCGTACGACCCTCGGCCTACGCTCACGCTGATCCCTAAAAACGAGTAGGACGGTACCTCAAAATTGCGGTACGCCGCCTCGATCTCCTGCACTACGTCCCCCGCGGACGGCGCGGTCTCGGTCACGGGGGCGATCATGCGGTACTTGGTGTCCGTTCGGGAGTAGTAAATCACCAGCAAAGTGGCGGGCTGCATCACGGCGTAGTTGTAGGCCGTTAGGGGCAGCTGGGTACCGTCGGCCGCAACAATAAAATACTGGGTTACAGTCCGCTTGAACAAACGGAGCACAAATATCATGAAACGATTCATCCATCGCAAAAACCGATACAATAAAAATGCCATGTCCTCCATGAACAGAAAGCGGTTTCCGTAGGTGTCGTTGCGATCTTCGTAGCGAGGAATCATTGAAAGAATCTCTGCGGGTTTGTTTAAGTTTTTTACGCGCGATTCGACGGGACAGGTCGCCCTACAAAGGACTCGACACGGACGGTAAGCGGCATGCTGTACGGGCTAGCTGGGGTCGGCGCGGCGACGCCCGTAGGCTCTGGAGGAGGCTGCGTAGGCGGGAGGGGCTGCGGCACAAGGTTGGTCGTGTGCTGCTGCGGTTCAGGAGCCGCGCTGTACATGGCCTTGCCCGTGGCTGGATTGAGGCCAAACACAAAGAGCAAAATGCTTGCAATCGCCGTCATCAGCACAAACGGAATGGAAATAATTATCCACGACATGGCCGTGAGCCCTTTGAAGCAGAGCATGTTCAGCGTGAGTGTAAACATAATGCCAATAAGCATTTCGACGAACGCGGTATTGTACATGCCTCGGTAGAGGTCAATGACGACGTGCGCCGCGGCGTACACTGCATAAATCAGAGCGGGCATGCACAACGACGACAGCATACCACTTACGCCAGTTTTTTTTTCACCGCCGAGTGCGGCGTCGCTTCGACCTGAACCTCCGCGATTTGCAGCCGCGGCCTCCCCCGTTCAACGTTCGCGCCCACGGCGTGGGGTTGGCAAGCGCGGTCGCGGACCCTCTTAGGTACTCCGTGACGTTCGGCATCTTAATTCCGTTCGAGAAGCCCGTGTTGCTGAGGTACTGGTAGTGGCCTCCGCCTCGCGTTCGACGTCGCATGCCTTTACCCATTATTTTTTTTCACTTGAGGTTAGAGGCACTCGTGATTTTGTTGACGTTACCTAAAAACAGTTTCATCAACACAAAGGTGCCGTAAATGAGAGCAACGCCAATCACAATTAGCAAAATGGTCATGAGGATGTCATTTGGAATAGTGGGGATAGTCCCTACGTCCTTGAACACGACCTCTTCTTCGGACTCTCCTGTTGGCTGGCAGTCGATGTAAATTTGGCCGTCCCCCGCAAACCCGTTGGAGGTCGTGCCTTTCATGTTGACAAACACGGTCCCTTTTGAAACGGGAATGTACGAGGGTTGGACCAGCGCGTCCAAAATTTTGAAGGTGTCGCGTTCAATAGAAATGGACCCGTATCGGGGGTGAAATACCACGTACTGGATCTGCCTGCCTGTGCATGCCGTCTGATTCAAGTCGGGCCCTTGATACGTAAAATAGCGACTGGAAGGTATCAAATAGTTGGCATTAAAATCGGGAATATTCAGCGATGCCGACTTTCCGATGGAAGGAGCCGCAGCGATGATATCTTTTAACAAATACGACCCTTTTGTAAGTCGGTTACCGATCGTTATGGGAACACAAATGTAAAATCCGCCTTGATTGTTTTGATGGATTATTAATACTTCGGCATCTGCAGGTTTGCCTGAAAAAGTATGGATAGAAGGTTTTAAAATATATACAGCGACAGGTGTATAGTTCATATTGTTGTAGACAACGTCGCTTTTTCCATCGTATTTCATGAGTAAAGCAGTATTGAAGTTCTGCACGAAACAGGAACTGTCGCCGTACTTGTAGTGAAGCAAACATTTTAGAGAACATTTCGCCGCTCCATCTGTTTGAATGTCGATGGGTGGGGTTACACACGTCATATATTCATTTTACCTTTATTTTTCGAGAAATTCTTTAGAGCTTCGTCCAAAAATCCGCTGGGCAAGCCTTTTAGCATGCTGCTCGCTTGCTGCATGAGAGGCTGAAGTGCCTTGATGCCGTTGGTGAGGACGGCTTGATTGCTCTGAAGTTGATCGAGCTGACTACTCATACCTTCTTCTGCAAAAAAGGCATCATACTTGTTGGCCTTGGGTTTTTCTTTCACCGCTGGCGTCTTTGCTTTGACGGGAGCCTTGCCTTTGACGGGGACAGGCTTCTTTTTAGGGTCTTCCATGCCTTCGTGCATCAAATTGTTCGTGGCGCGGAACAGACTAGCCGCTATCACGGCACCTACAATGGCCAAGGTGCGGTTAGTAGTGACGGAAAAGCCAACGGCGCCTGCGAGAACAAACACGGCGATAGAGCTCCAGTCTTTCACGTGCAAGTAGGCAATCACGTTGAACACGGCGACGACTGCAACTACCCTAAACGTGGTCACTGAATCGACAATGGATCCGCCTCGTTGCCTCATGCATTCCCGTTGAGAAAGAAAAAAAAATTGATGGCACTTCCAACTTATTTACTGCCTTTCAAAGAAAACCCTTCGACCATGCACATTGCAACGTGTTGCGCCTACAACGCCACGGTCCACGGGCCTGGTGGTCCTGCGGGACACTTTATAGTGGACAACGTATGGTCTTCCGAGGAGTTCATGCACAACGACGCTTCGCGGCGCGCAGCGCGCCACAATTTAACCGTCGATCTTGTAAGGCTTACTGAAGTGGGTAACTACGCCACGTGCATACTGTGCACGGTTTACTTACGTATCCTGCAGCGAGCTGTGCGTCGACGGTAAAGTTTTGTACTCTGTCCATTTGATGTCTCGCGGACGCGGGCGCTCCACTTCTCTGTCCTTGGTCTCACGAATGATTCCGTCAATGTAGATTTCTTTAAGGAGTTTGCCCACCAAGAAACTGCCTTCGTGCTGGTCGCACGTTCCGTTTTCAATCTGCTCCAAGACGTCCAGAAGTTTGTTAAGAATGGTGAGGTCTACCTCCTTGAGCACCATGTTGTAAATTTCAAAGTAATGAAAAAACAAAAAGCTGCACTCGACGGCGATGGCGGCTTCTAGGTCGACCTTGCTGAGTCCCTGCGCCTTATGCGCGACGATGCACTGGATGCACCTACGAATTTCTGCGCTGTGCTGGTTTTCGCGAATCTTGAGCGTTTGATCTTCCACGCCATTGGCTTCGAGCATTTTTTTTAGCTGGAAGCGATCATTGTCCGTGAGCATTTAAAAAGTACGTGCCCCAAGTGTTTATTATTCTTTTTTTTTATGAAGGGATGACGTTATCTTTGATTAAAGTATATGAAGGAACTTGCGCCACCGCCCAAAATGCAAGCATCGGGGACGCGCGCCGACGCCGTCAACGCGACACTGCAGCAGCGCCAAACCATGTCTGCGGTGTTGCACCCAAAAACGGGAGGAGGAGACAAACACGACATTCCCGACGATCGCAGCGGGGACCTCATGAAGCAGGCCCTCCTCCTCAACAAGCAACAAGTCGCAGTCAACAACGCGACAGCGGAGCACCCAAAAGCGCCAATAAGTAAAGGGGGGGCTAAAAAAGTCTGGCGAAATACATGGAGCCGCAGAACACGATTGTCAGTGAACGGTCGCCGAGCATGTCGTTCAGCGAAAGCGCGCCGAGCGAAAGAGCGGTCACGGAAATGGTCCAGCCGAGAAAGAGCCCAGTCAGCCGCGCGACGGAAGCGGTCCAGGCGATAATGCCTGCTGCTGCGGCGGGAACCATTCTCGGGATGTCCCGCACTCGCTTATTTACGATTTTACTCATCTTGCTGGTCGTTGGATTTTTGGCGGTGAAGCTGCGGCCGTACATCAGCTACATAAGCACCATGGTGGACCTCTTGCAGACGCTCTTAACTTCGTCCATCGGTCTTGCCGCCTCCACGTCAACGGGTATCGTTGACAATACTGCCGATGGCACCGACGTCATAGTCGATAAACTCAGCGGCTCATCGAAAAAAAAAATAACGTCTCCGCCTAAAGCGTCCGAGTCGAACGCGTCGGACCCTAAACCGTCTGAATCTACGAAAACGTCGACAAAAAAGTCGCCCGAGCCCGACGAGTCGACTAGCTCTGTCCAATCCAAAAGCGGCTACTGCTATGTAGGAGATTGGAAAGGCGTTCGAAGTTGTGTCAAGGTGAACGGCGCCTGTGAATCGGGAAAAGTATTTTCCACCGAAGCTGAATGCACTAAAACCTAAAGGGGGCGGGCCGAAACTTCAATGCCTTATTCACGGTTGCAGCGACGTAACTCTGAAGCACGGTGGCGTTGAACGCTGTAAAGGAGGATTGCAAATCGCTGCCGCCGTTGGTGGCTTCTAGATTGATGCCCATCCCTGGCGGATAGTCGAGGTAGGTCACTTGCTCGAGCCGCGTTAGAACGGGGACAAAAATGAGTTCGCTGTTGGCCGCCAAGAGCGGTTTTAAATCTTGATCTGTCGTAGTAAAGCGAGCGTCAAAGCCGATGAGGACACCTGCCTTTGCAACGTAAATGCCGCCGTGGGCGCGATCATTCGCGGGCGTCAAGAAGACCAGCATCGGATAGTACGGACTTCCAACATTGTTTCGCCGAAAATCGCTGATGTTGGCAGAGGATAGCAAGGGCGTCCCAAACCGATCTGCGGTGCCGCCAGGGTACATGTTCTTGATCTGGGTGGCGCCGCCGCAGCCCAGGTTCGGAGCAACGTACAAAAACTGTGGGGTCGCGATGTACGATTCGGGATAAAGAGGCTTGATAGTGGATTGAATCACTTGGTCTATAATCGAATTGTACACCAACGCTCCGACAGTATAGCCAAAATCAAAGGCAATTCGTTCTCCCTTGCCTTCATTGACGGAATCTGCAGTCGCGTAGGTGTAGCGCTTGCGGTACTGCGAGAGTGGGACGTCGGCAAGCTGTGTGGCGAGGGACGGACGCGTATTTGTTTGTACCCGAACCTCCGCAATACGGGCTTGTAATTCACCAAGAGTAGTAGCAGGGGAGATGTCAAGGGACGCCTTCAACGCGGAATAAATGGCGGGGTCAATGGCGTAAAGCCGCACGCCTACTTGAACCCTATACGCTCCTGAGAGACAGGAGGTGAGAGGTCCTTTTATGGTGGAAGCAGGGTTTTTTAAGACGGTAAATTTTAGTTTTTCGCGTACGCGCGGACCAATCGAGTCTGTTCCACTGGTTTCCGCGCGAGCCCATTTGCGGGTGGGCTGGCGACTATTGGTTTCAAAAAGAATGTAATTGCCTACTGAATCGCACACGGCCATTACATTAGATCTTAAAAAAAACTAAAAAGGCGCTAGGCAAGGCGTCAGCGCTCGTAGCTGTGTATAACTGCGTAAAGCTCGGGCATAACGCGCGTTAACTCAGCATCTCGCTCTGCAGCCACCGCCATGAATTGGGCAAATATGGCAGCTTTTCTCTCTTGCGACCATTGCAAATTGGTTGCCCTGTTAGATAATGTGATGGTTTCTTCCAATCGCCACACGAGCTTCTTGTACGGCTCCAGAAGACACTCAAACGCAGGGTGGAATAGACGCATGATGTGGGTTGTAGTATCGCTCGAGATATCGCACTCGGTGATTGCCCCTTTTGCATCAAACTTGACGGCATACACTCCATACGCTTCGACGCGGTCGTCGTCGCTAAGCATGGGTCCGTCGCACCGATACACTTCAAACCCCTTCCCAACGTTTACGGCAACAATCTTGGACGCGAGATTCCAGAAATCAAGGTCGATTTCTTTCGGGGGAAGTGTACAAAGCTCTTTCCGCAGTCGCGAGATTTCAACGGCCGACGTATCGAGTTGGCGCATGTATCGTTCTTGCCACGCGCGAGGTTGCTGAACTTGAAGTCCTGCCTCCGCCGTCCAATGCTGCTCAAATGCAGTCGCCAGATGTTTAAGAAATTGCATTGAATTTGTTTTTTTGGATGGGTTGAAGTTGTATTTTATAACATCCTCGAAGAAAACCAAATAATTCAAATTCCTAGAATTTACTGATTGAAATACCACCTGAGCGAAAAGTACGGGGGCTTGGATCGAATGTCGGACGACTCCAGTTTCGAGACGGACAAGTTCGGCCCTTTGTTGACCAGCCCCAAAATGTCCCCTGGGTTCAGCGCGCTCTCAAAATACCGCAAGTCAGAAAGGTATCCGTTGAACCCGCCGTTCATGGTAGTAAATATGTCCCCGTTATTCTGCAAGGGCACGCTTTGAAGCACTTTGCGCTGCGAGAGCGTTCCGTTGACGTAGACGTCGAGGTTCACTCCTTTGACGCGAATGAGGATGTGCAGCCATTTGTTGAGCGGGACACCTTTCACAACGACGGTTTCCTCTATGGCACCAAACGTGTTCATTAGCACGTGAAGGTCGTTGACGCCTGGCGCAATGTAAAGGCCAGGTGAATTGTTCGGCGAGCTCATGCCTGGCTCGGACTGGGTGCTGTTGCTGTTGTTGCCCTTGCTGAAAATGTGCTGGAAGCGAGGACTGCCGACGTTCAGGTTGGAGATGTTGATCCAGACCGACCAGGAAAATTCAATGCCGTCGGCCTGATTCTGCGAACGCGAAATGTACACGCCCCCCGTGACGGCAGGATCCGAGGGAATCATTTTTTGATTGTTGGCATTGATCATCCCCTTGATCAAGTACGGGTTGGACGGCTGCAAAAAAAACGCCAGTACGCGCGTGCCCACGGACAAAAGCAGCGTAAATACAATAACGGCCAAGATGACAAACACGGTGCGGCCAAATACGGATTTGCTTTTTAAGGACGACGATAGGGAGGACGATGCTTGGTTAAAGCCAGGCACTTTTCCAAGCAGCCCAGTGAGACCATTTTTTGCACGGGCGAACATCGCGGCCATATATCATTCTAGAGATATTTTAGATGGTGATGGACGCTTTGGTGTCGTTGCCTTTTAAGAAGCTCAGTTGAATCTTGTACTGGTTGAAGAAGCTGGTCAGTAAATTACCGCCTGGCCCTTGTTTGTAGACGTTCCACGCTTGCTGCGGGTTCACGGCCGACCCCCAGTACTTGAAGCGGGCGGTAAACCCTGAAAATCCGCCGTTGGGTGTCAAGTTCACCTCGGTCGTTTCACTCACAGCGGACGGTGGCGATGTTAGCACGCACGTTTTTGCCAGTTTCCCGTTGATGTAGGTGTCCAGAGACTTGTCGTTGAGCGTGACAATGACGTTGGTCCATTTTTGCAGCGGAATGTTCGGGACGACGCAGGAAGCGGTGGTTCCGTCGGTGAGCGCGATGGAGGTTGTCAGGTTGTTGTCCACCGAGCCTAGAACTACCACGGGGTTGGCGCCGCGATTAAAAACGGGTTTGGGCGATCCGCCGTACGCGTAGCTCCAGTTTTCAATGTAAATCCAAATGCTGTACCCGTAGTTTAAGGCCGTGGCGTCGCCAATCGACTTTGCAGGGATCACTGTAGGAACGGTGGCTGCTGCATAGGTGCTAAGCGTCGTGGTCCCTGAAAACAGGAGGGACAGTACATAAACCAGAATGAGGAAAGCCACAATGGCGACAATCATCCAGACAACTTTCATATATGTTTGAATAGAAAGAAATTTTTACACGTTAGACTCTATGTCGTTTAAGCAAATCTCCGCCCGCTCACATATACAGGGTGGCATTGAAAGTCCCAATTTAACGGGAATGATTTTGATGGCGCAAAATTTATTGGGAGGGTCCTTTGGGTCGAGTGGACCGACAGGGGCGACGGGCGTTACAGGAGGGACGGGCCCTACGGGTACCATGACGGGCCCTACAGGCCCGACGGGGTCCACGGGACCGTCGGGCGTTACGGGGCCCACAGGGTGCACAGGCCCTCTAGGTCCAATCGGAGAAAGCGGCATCTCGGGAGGACGCCGACTCTATTTCGATGCAGCGGACCCCAAATTAACCACTACTCCGCGATTTCTGGAGCAAGAGACGTCAACGACCGCGCGCACCTTTGCCATCACGGTAGGGACCATTCCAGGCAGCGTTGTCAAAACGCCTGCAGGCATTTGGAGTGTTTACCTGTACCTTTCGGGACCATCCCAAATTTATCAGCTGTCCTTAAAACTCGGAAGCAACGCGCCCATCCTCTCGTCCAGTGTATTTGTGGAGCGGCTCACGCTCTACAAATTTAATTTTGGGGTGGAGGATACTCCATTGAAGGAGGAAGACGAAATCCAGGTGATACTGCCCCCTGACCTCACGCTGTTCTCGAATACAGCAGAGCAGTTCTCGTACATTGTGAGTACGTTGTCTGTCCTTGGCTTTACGGGGCCAAGCGGACCCACGGGTCGCCGCGGACCCATCGGATTTACAGGCACGCAAGGCGCCGCAGGTGTTTCGGGCGGGCTGCGCTTGTACTTGGATTACGTGAGTGACGGCGGTCCTCTGTTGCCCACGGCGACCGAGGTAGATGGCAATGGCGGGATCATAACCCGCGTTGCGCAACCTCCGTGGCCTCTCGGGCAGGGATACTTGGGCGTTGGCCGAAAATCAACCGTTACGGTGAATCGGTTGCCGAACGAGACGGCAGGGGAAACCATGGGCATGCTGTCGCAAACGTTCAGCGATCTCGTGGCAATAGGGGAAGTGGTAGTATCCAACGCATTCAATTCCCTGTACTCGACCGAATTCGAAGAATTTTCACTGGCGCAATTTGCCATTCCGTTGTCGCGGATTCCTGAAAACACGGGCGGCATACCGAGTGGTGTCTGGGAAATGGTTATTTACGCGTGCTATAACTCGTCCCCCGAATTCAATCTTGTCAACACGGTCAATTTGCGGTTTCGAGCCGCGCTCTACAATTCAGCTACGCCCAACGTAGATATGAAGTTGATTGGGCAGTCCGCTCCTTTGGTGCCAATCACTGGATTTGAGCCGTCGGAAATGTTTCTTTCCATGGCAGTCGAAAAAACTCCGCTTCAGGGGTACGACACGCTCCTCCTTTTGTTGACAGGCGAATCCACCAATAACCAGGAAAACGGTATCAACTTATATTTTCAGTCCTTGAATACGCTGTCGCGCGTAACTACGTCGCTTGCGCAATTTGTCGCGACGGGACCTACGGGAGTGACGGGAGCCCAGGGACCCAAGGGCGACGTGGGGTTGACAGGGCCTACTGGCGACACGGGAGCCACGGGGATGACGGGCGCTTCAGGGTGTACGGGGCCGCAAGGGCCGATAGGACTGAACGGTGTATCCAGTGGGCTGAGATTGTACTTGAATACCAGTCTGCAATACAGAAACAAATATGGGTCCGTGGACGCCTACGCAGGAATCGATCCCATGACGCTCGGCGAGATGGGTGCGTTAAATTTGAATAATGGATTCGCGGCCAACACGAGTGCTTTTCGATTAGACGCCATTACACTTGAGCCTCAAGTGGTATACGTTGAATCGTTCAACGAGTCCCCCGAGATTCTCCCATCGGGTACGACAAGTCACTTGATTGGGTATTTTGCCATTCCTATCAGCGCGCTTCCTCCGCCGCAACAACGGCTGCCTTACGGAAACTTTCAACTTAACTTGTACATAAAAAATACCCGCGTCGATTCTAGAATCAACTACAACGTCCTTTTACGTCGAAAAACAGCGTTGAATGGAAGCCTCTTCCAGAACATTTCGGCGGGCTCGGAAAATAGTACGGGTTCAGATATACTTCTCATCAAAAGCGCCTCCGACGTCTCGCAGGTCTACAACATTGACATGTTTGTGAACACCAGTTATGATCTGGCTCTATACGACGCAATGTATTTGCTCGTCACTACGTATACAAGCTTGGTTCGAATCACCTACGAAGGCAACAACATTTACTCTTCTATCAGGACAACGCTGTCAAATCCTGGATTTACAGGCCCGACGGGGTGCACAGGATCGACGGGCCCCACGGGTAGTACGGGATGCACGGGATCCACGGGTCCCCTGGGTACGGGCCCCACGGGGTCAACAGGCGCTACAGGTCCGACAGGCAGTACAGGGGATACGGGCTGCACTGGCCCCACGGGGTCAACGGGCGCTACGGGCCCGACAGGCAGTACAGGTGCGACAGGATGGACAGGCCCCACGGGATCAACGGGCGCTACGGGCCCGACAGGCAGTACAGGGGCGACAGGATGTACAGGCTCCATAGGACCACGGGGGTATCAAGGCATAGCGGGCGTATCTGGAGGACTGGTGGTATATTTAAACAGCAGTGTCCCTAGCGCGTCGATAGCTCCGATGAGAGGGACTTTAACTGCCATTTTAGACCTAACGCCTGGAAATGTGTCGCCGCCAATCAATGTGAATCCCGCAGTCAACACGGCGAGCAATCTCGCAGTCTTCCCGTTCCCAACAACACCTACCTTTTACGAGATTTCACCTGGAGGTGTGCAATTGTTTGCCATTCGAGTATACGATTTACCCAATTTTGGAATGAATTCCACCATGCCCGTAGGATTTTGGGAGATGAATCTTTATTCAAGAACTAACGTGGAAACCTTGGCACTACAGTTTTCTGTTTTTATGCACAAGGTCTCGCCATTTGGACTAGAATTGCCGTATCAAGACCCTATTTCTTACTCATTTGTCGGATCGTCGATTCCGTTGTTTCTTACGCCATCAAGTATCATTACGTACGACACTCTTCGTGGGTTCATACCTCAGTCGTATTCCTTAAGAAATTACAACTACATTTACATTGCCATTACGGCAAGCGGTACGGGGTCAGCCACCTTGTATTTTGAGTCGGAAGTGACGTACTCCCACGTTAAAACAACGCTCGAGCAACTTGGCGCAACGGGTCCTACGGGTATAACAGGGCCCATAGGCTTAACAGGGCCGCTGGGACAAACGGGGCCCATTGGAACGGGACCAACGGGATCTACTGGTTCTACGGGCCCTAGCGGGGCGACAGGGCCCAGCGGTCCTACGGGCCCATCAGGAGATACTGGTCATACAGGCCCCAGTGGTGTGTCGGGGCCCAGCGGTCCTACAGGCCCCAGCGGAGCTACGGGGTATACTGGACCGACAGGACTTGAAGGCCCCATGGGTCAAGCAGGAGTGTCGGGAGGATTAATTTTATACTTGACGCTATCCGAGCAAAGTGCGTTTTTTACAGCTGCGACCAATTTGACGGAAGCCTCAAATTTTCCCGACTCCTTACTTACGACCAACACGTCCATTAACGCCAGCATTTTACGGTTGCCGTCCACCTTTGCAAGTAATTATGTAGGGTCGGGAAATACCTTTCATGCAATGTCGGCGACGCCAACCGCGGTCCGAGTTGCTGAATATGTGAGTTTAAATGTCGGCGTAACGGGATTGTGCGTTGCCACCTTTTCCGTTCCTGTAACCGAATTACCGAAT